CCAGCTTGGGGGCGTAGTCTTCAAACCGCTTGGTCCACCGGCGGGCCAGTTCGTCCAATATCTTTTTGATTTTGGCGGACGGGCTGGCGTCAGCACCTAGCAAGATGGCGTCTTGCGCCTGTTCAACCAAGGCGGCCATGCGCGGCGGGTCTTTGCGATAAGCCGCGGTTAGCCAGTATTCGACCGACGCGTGCATTTCCGCAATGAGCCGCTGCAGGGCCTTACGGTATTTGGCTTCAATACCGCGATTGGCCGGGACCGCCCGGCACGTCTTAGGCTGTTGCGCCACTGGCGGCCCCCGGTTGGTCTTCAAGTCCCGGCGGCGGCGCTTCGCCCGGGGCGGGCTCCGGATTCGGCGGGACCAGTTCGACGGAAGTATCCAGCCCCATAAATCCGCTGTTCGGGTCTTTCGCCAGGCGTTCCCGGACTTCGGACGGGTCGACCACACCGGCCGCGATATAGGCGCAATCCGCCTGGCTATCGGAAAGCCTAATTTCGCTTTCTTCCTTCGGCGTCATTTGGTACAGCGGGACAAAGTTAAAGCCGATATCCGGGTCGATTTCCCCGAATAGTGAAAGCTGTACGGCCTTCAAAATAACTTCCAGCGGTTCCCGCCAATGGGCTTCCTGTTGGGCCGCAATCCAATCGTAGAAAATGCGGATTTCGCCGTCGCTGGAAGCATTCAAGCCGCTGGGAGAAATGCCGGTAAGAACAATGGCCGGCATGCGGGACACGCTGCACATTTGTTCTTGGCTTTGGGCTTGGAGTTCGTGCAGGCCGGAAAGCGGGGTATTGATTTGTACCAATTCCTCCCGGTCCTTGTCCAAGAGCATTAAGCCCTTGTTGCTCCGCGTGGCCGTGAAGAGTTCGGCCCGTGCGAACAAATCGCCGCCGTCGTCGTCCCCCTGCAGCACTTGGTCCATACTCGTGGCAAGCGCGGTAATGCTGAAATTGTTTAGCAGGTCCGACACGCTTTGACGGGTCCGGAGCCAGTTGTCGACATAAGGCTCCGCAAGCTGGGAAAGGGACATACCCGCGAAGTTAAACGCCGGCTTGAGAATGTCCGGAAGCGGCCGGGTTACGATGGTCATAAGGCGGGACGCGTGGACCTCTTGGCCCAGCATGAACCACTTGGACGGCTTGTAAAAATCAGGCGCCACGGGGTCCAAGGCGTTATAGCCGGCCGGGGTGGTCCACACAGCTTCGACCGGGATGATGCGCGTAAAGCTGCCCTTGGCAATCGTGCGGGGGTCAAGGATAAGTGGGGTCGAACGGTCGGCGCCGGTAATCTCCAAGAAGATTTGAGCCCGGCCAAAATAGCAATCATGTTCCGTTCCCGTTTGGATTGCCCCGCGAACGTTGAGCCGCTTAAATTCTTCCTCAATAGCTTTGATTTTCTCCGCGGTATCCGTGTCGTCGTCTTGCTTGCTGGTGAATTCCAGCCATTCCCGGGTCAACTCCGTTGCCAGCGCGGAAGCCATTTGCCGGAATTCGGCGCGGGTCGCCAGTTGGGAGAGGTACGCGAAGCCAGGGAAGCCGCCGCCGGGGAACGTTTGGGCCGCGTAGGCGTATTGGTTGGAGTCTTGCGCCATTACGGGGGCGGTCACACCAGCCGGGACGACGCCGGGCGCCAGTTCCGGAGGCTTGACCGGGAAGGCGTAGGATTTGGCGGCGCTGGCACCAGCCTTGGCCCGCTCCGCTGCACGACGCAAACCGTCCCCCTTGGGCTTGGCGGGGGCGTCAACTTTGGGGGTCTTACGAGGCCGACCCACAGGGCGCTTTGCGATAGGTTCCATGGGTTTATTTTGAGGGAAAATGATTATTTTTGCAAAATATCTGTTGACGTAGGTAAATAATTTATCTATACTCTGGTCATCAACTCAACGAACAAGAGCAACGCAAAATGACCCCAGCACAAACCGTCAAAGAATTCGCCCGCCGCAACGGCATGAAAGTTAATAGTTCAGGGGGCGTCCCGATGTTGTCGAAGCACATTGGCGGCGGCAAATGGTTCATTGAGTGCTTCAACGATTACCCGGAAGCTGTTGAATTCATCAAAAAGCAAATGTCTGATTTTGAACGAGGCGTTATCACGAGGTACCCATGGAGTAATATGTAACCCCAAGCCCCGCAAGGGGCCTTTTGCTATGCGCGACCCATGGCTTTGTTAAGGGCATCTTGGCTAATCTTCAGCTTGTTGAACAGCGGGTATAACTGACGCAACGCCTGAGTCATCGCGTCAACCTGGTCGTCATTAGCGGCAGCCGGGAACGCCGTCAACTCTGCGACTAGGTCTTTGACCCATGGCGCAAGCTCCGGATGTGGAATCCACACGTTCCCCGCTTCCCATACATGAGTAACCGCCCGACTTCTTGGGGGCGGCTGGTTTCTCTTGGTTGCGCCGGATGCGTGGCGCTTGCTTTTTCGCTTCGGGCATGGTTGACGCCTATATCTGGTGCGGTAGCTTATGGCGGCCCCGCGTCGCCTGGCCGGTTCTCCGGCATATTACGCCGACTTGCTGCGTAAAGCATCGGGCGAAATTGTACGCTATTTGCAAAAACTTGTTGACGTAGATAAATTATTTATCTATACTGGCTTCACTTACTCAACGAACCGGAGCAACCGAAATGCAAGTCACCTACACCGTAAAGAACTACGCCGGCAACAACGAAGACCGTAGCATGATCATGGACATGGATAAGGTTTGCGAAAACCTCAAGTCTGCAGGCTGCAAGCTTAACCTTGAGAAATTGCAAGAAGCTGTTTCTTACGGATTCGCGGTAGTTATTGACGAATTTCAAATAGAAATCCGGCTTGTCAAATAACCCAAGAGCCCCGCAAGGGGCTTTTTGTTATCCGCGACCCATGGCTTTGTTAAGAGCCTCTTGGGTAATCTTCAACTTGTTGAACAACGGGAACAGGCGGCGCAACGCTTGGGTCGTGGCATCGACTTGGTCGTCATTGGCGCCAGCCGGGAAGGCGGTAAGTTCCCCGACCAGTTCTTTGACCTTGCCGTCGCCGCGGAATAAATGGTCGCTCCAATCCGGGTGCGGAAGCCACACGTTACCCGCTTCCCAATAGCTGGTTACGGCGTGCGCCCGTGCCAGCTTGGAGCCGTCCGGTTCAATCGGGATGATGCCCGAAACGGAGCCCTTTAGGGTGTCGATAACCGCCGGCCCGTTGGCCTTGTCTTCTATCAGAATTTCCCGGACCTTGGGCCATTCGTTCTTTAGCTTGATGACTTCCCCGACGGTCTTGGTAAAGGACATGCGGGCGCGAACCTGGCCCAGCAAGTAGGCATTGGCGCCAGCCTTGCCCCATACCTGGCCGACGACAAAGTCCGTGCCGTCCGTGTCCTTAAAGGTGCAATCCCAGGAAGCCAAGACCTTGTCGAATTTGGCCGGCAAGTCCTTGGGGAAGTAGTAGCGCAAACCGCTTTCCTTGAAGACGTTGCCACCCAGCGCCCGCGGGCATTGCTGGTACATGGCCGCCCACCAGTAGTCGGAAAACAGGCTTTTGACTTCTTGCAGGAATGCCAGGCTTTTAAGTTCGGGGACCAGCGGGCCGCGGGGCAAGTTCGGGTTGTAGCCGACTTCCCCGGGCTCATTGATGGCCGGGAAGCGCAAGACGGTAAGCCGCGGGTCGCCCTTGAAGTGGTTGCAAATCCGGGCGGGCAAATCGTCTTCCGCCCATGACGTTGCCATGATGATTTGCCCGGAGTTTTCCGATAACCGCGTCGTGAAAACGGTTTGATACCAGTTCCAATGCCCTTCCTTGACCGTTGGTGACAAGGCTTCCTTTTCGTTCTTCACCGGGTCGTCAATGATGCCGATATCGACCGGGCGTCCCGTCAGGCCAGCACCCACACCGACGCCAAGATAGCCGCCCGCCCCGCCTGGCGCCGTAAATTCTCCCGTGCGGTTGACGTCATAGCGGCGTTTCTCCGCGGGCTGGGGGAATAGCCGCCGATGCTTGTCGTCGGCCAGGTTGCGCCGCACGTCTTGGGCCATGGCGTTTGCCAGTTCGTCCGAATAGGACGCGGCGCCGACCCGCCAATCCGGGAAGCGCCCCAGGATATAGGCCGGCAATTTGCGGCTCACAATCTCCGACTTACCGTGCTGGGGCGGGGCCTGCAAAATCAGAATGGGCCGCTTGCCCGCTTGCATGTCATCAAGGAACAGGTCGAGGGCAGCGCAAACCGCGGCACTAAAGCCGCTTTGTTTGTACTTCGGGTTCGTGAAGAGGATATAGGCAGCCAGTTGGCGCCGGGCATCCCTACGCCTCAACAGTTCGGCGGCGGCCTCACGCTTCGTCGGTAGCATCGGTCGCCCTGAGAATCGCGGCCAGTTGGGCGTCGGTCAAGTCGTCCGCCGTTAAATTCGCCATGGGAATGGGGCCGCCGCCGGGGCCGCTGAATTCCTTTTTATCGACCAGCATGCCCAG